AGAGGGACCACCGCGCCCGCCCGAGCCGGTCCCCAGAGGGGGGTCGGAGACCGGGGTCAGGTGCTAGGCGCGATGTCCGCTTTTTGGGGATTTGGTCACAATTGGGTACGGGCTGGCGTGTCGCTCTGTCATGGAGAGCCCCCTCGGCGTACGTTCCGCGTGAGGGTCCTAAATGCCGATAACGTACAGATCGGTCGGATTCGGACACGCACGCGGATTGAGTTATGTCAAGACCTAAATCTGATTGCTGACCGGTCAAATGTCAAGGATCCTCTAAGGGCGTGTCGCAGATCGCGGCACCGCCCACTAGGGGAGGTAGTGGCCATGCCATACGCAAGGACCGACGTCAGGACAGCCCTACACGCCGCCCGCGAGGCGGGGAAACCTGTCGAGGGACTGATCGCGGGGGATCGAGAGACAGCTCTGCAGCTTGAGCGTTGGGGCTTCCTGCCGGTCAATCAGGACGCGACCGACAGGCGTGTACAGGATTGGTACATCGCTCAGGGTTTAGCGGTGCGCGAGAGCGACACGCCCGAGCGCACTTCCGACACGCCGCAGGCCACGCCCGGCGACACGCCCGGCGACACGCGCGGGGTGCCTACGCTCGACGTCCTGGCCGCAGCGGAGTCCGCGCTAGAGACCGCCCGCGTCGCGTTGTCCCTTGCCCGGTCACTTGCGACAAGCGGGGGGGGGTAATCCCCCGATGCGTTCTTCTGCCGCCTAAGGCGGCATAGGGAAGCGCCCCCGCTCACCCGGCGGGGAGGTCCGGGGAGCGGGGGCGCGGTCTAGGGGCTATTCCTCGTCGTCATACCAGTCGGGGCCAGGGATGGCGCCCCGCTCTGGGTCGAGCTCGGTATGGACGGCAAAGCCGAGCGGGTGTCGCTCGGGCTCGACGGTGATCTCGGGCTCGGCCTCGTCCTTGGGCAGGGCGAGGGCGATGGAGGCGGCGTGGCGCATCAGGGAGCGCACCTGGGCGACGTCCATGTCCACGCCGGACATCGTCACCTCGACGCCGCCGATGGCGATGGTCACCTTCACAGGTCGCCGCCGAGGTCTGCGTCTATCTGGGCACCGAGCGCGCTGTAGCCAATCGCGTCGCACCAATCATCTGACAGAGTGCGGCCCGTGGTGGCTCGTGCCATCTTGAGCGCGACCATCATCGCCGCCACCGTGCGCGGTGGGATGGGCTCGGGGAGGTTTAGTAGCGCGCCCCACATCCTGCCGATGCGCTGCGCTTCCACGGTGTAATTGCCGTGGGTGGCGTTACGCGGACCGGAGATGAGACGGCCTGCCTCGTCAAGTATCTGTCGCCGTACGTCCATGCTGCCTCCCCGGCTTAGACAATCTCCAATGATTCCCACGCGCCGCCACCGGCGAGAAGCGTGACCATGCCGGGCGGGGCGTCGGTGTGACCTGAGTGGCGCCACCACAGGCTCGCGCCGTCGAGCGCCGGTGTCTGTACCCAGGTCGTCGGGCCGAGCTGCTGGACGCGGAGGTGGTGGTAGTGCCCGCTGATGATGAGGTCAGCGGTGCCGATGGCGTAGCGGCCTTGAGCTTGCGCAGCGAGCCATGTGTCCATCTTGCCGCGGGTCTGATGACCGTGGAGGACGCCGAGGGTCGTGCCCGCGACGTCTAGGGTCACGGTCAGCTCGTCATAGGACGGCATGATCCACGCGACATTCTCGTAGCCTGCGATGTCAAGGGCGTCGGCCACCGATGCGGCGCCTTCCAGCGCCCAAGAGTCGGTGTAATTGGTTGCCATCTTGTCGCCGACGCGCTTGGCCTCGTCGTGATTGCCGGGCACTACGGCGACGCGCACTCGGTCAGCCTTGTCGGCGTAGTCGGTGACGATCTCGGCCAAGAGTCGCCGGTAGATGCGGACCTGGGTAGTGACGTCGCAGTCTAGGCGCGCGAGAAGCCGCGACCCTTGGGACTCGGTGCCTTCTATGCAATCGCCCGCGACGACGATGACCACCTCGCCCGCCTTGCCCCGCTTGCGTAAGTCGCGGAAGCGAGCGAGGGCTCGGGCGTGGGCGTCGAGCACGCGGCGCACGGTGCCCGCGGTTCCGTCGCCGTCGGGCTTGCCGATCTGCATGTCGGCTAGGGCGACGACGTACACGGGCGCGTCAATCGCGGACGGCGTGGGCTTCTTGGGTGTGCGCATGGACGCGAGGAGCTCGTCCACGTTGACGGTGCGGAGCGCGGGCTCGACGGCGAATCGGTAGCGCCAGACGGGGCGCGTGACGGCGTCCTCGCCTTGGGCCTCGCGCGTCCACGATGCGGGGTCGAATCTTGCCTCGACCAATCTCACGCGATAGGACTCAGGCACGACGAGGCCGAGCGCCTCGACAGCGGCCCGCCACTCGTCCTCGGTGTCCATCGGGCCCGATGGGGGAGCGGTCACGGTCATCGCGCCACTCGGCTCGTACTTGACGCCCGGCTCCCAGCCGCTCGGGGCGGTGGGACGGGTCGCGCGCTGGGGCTCGGTGGCCCCGGGGAGCTCGGCGAGACGCCGCAGCTCGTCGGTGAGACTCATGCGGTCGCCTCTGGTAGGGGACAGGTACATCCACCCCCGCGCCGTCGGCGCCGATGGTGGGAGATCATGCCCGCGCTAATGGTGTGGCCGTTGCCGGTCAGCGTGCGCGCGATCTGCGAGGCATAGACGTCGGTGCGGTCTATGACGTGATGTAGGGCGGCGGCTTCCTCGGCGCTCATACCGTCGAGGATGCGCGCCACCGTGCATCGTGTCCCGCCTGAGTGTCGACGGGCGGTCTCTAGTTCCTTGAGGTCGTCGAGTAGTGCCACAGTCCCTCCCCGGTCATGGGCTTACTTAGTGCGGGTGCCGTCAGGCTTGATTCCGAGCTTGGCGATGATGCGCTGAACATCGGTCAAGGTCGTCCCGGCCTTGAGCTCCCAATGCATGGGGTCACTCCACGCCGCCTCCCAGCCCTCGCGCTGCGGGGTGCGAGGGTCGTCGGCGTACTCGGCCCAGCCGCCCCAGTTCACGATCTCGTAGCGCCTACGGATGCGCCACGCCTTGATGTTGCGCTTGGCGGTGCGCCACCACCCAGCCGACGATGTGCCGCGGGCGCCCTCGGCGCTGGCATTGAGGTCGACGGCGGTTCCGCTGGCGTGATTACTCCAGGCGCTTGACGTGCGCGCGGGTCGGTAGTTGTAGCTCCACTCATCCCACGCGCCGGTGTCGAGAGGGGCGATGTCGCGGTGATAGTCCGCGGCTAGCGCGAGGAACAGGGGCAGGACCTCGCGGCGCATCGTGAGGCTGCGACTCGGACAGCCTGGAATGGGCTTCTTGTCTAGTCGCACGTCGCCCCATGACTCAATCACGGGCCAGCCATTGATAGAGACCGCCATCACATGTCCTCGTCGTCGTCGGGAAACACGTCGAAGTGGTCATCGGGGATCGCGCCATGTCCGAAGGCGTAGTCGGCCGGATTCAGATAGCGGACGGCCGTGGGCAGCGTGGCCGAAAGTGCGGCCGCAAGCCACAGCTTGAGATCGGAGGCGTCCACGGCGAAGATGTCAGCGCCGTCGGCGATGAACATGGTCAGGATGATGGCGGCGAAGGTACGCAGCCACGAAGCGACGGGTGAGGTCGCGAGCCACTCTTGGAACATGGGACGCCTCCTAGGCGGGGATGCGGTCGAGGACCGCGACGACGATGGCGATGACGGCCGCGACTCCGGCCAGGGATGGGAACGCCCACACGCGGGCCTGGGTTGCTTGGAGTCGTGTCTCCATCTCGCCGACGCGCCGGCTCAGGTCCTCGCGCTGCTCAATGACTCGCAGACGTGCCTCGTGGTCGGCGACCCGGTCGTCCAGGCTGTCGACGGCCGTGGAGATGCGGGTCACGGTGGCGTCAATACGGCGCAACAGAGAGAACATCTCCTCGGTGCTGACATGCACGCCCTCGGGCATGGGTGGACTCCTTATGGCAAAGCCCCCGACGGTCGGGGGCTGGGGTGTGGCGCAGTAATGCAGCGGTTAACGTCGTGTCCGTTTCGGGCGGTCTAGAAATTGGCCGGAAATTGTTTCAAGAAATGTGCCGTTTCCTGTTGACTC